GGTGGTCAGACGGCCGATGTTGTCGAAAAGGCCTCGGATCGCGATGCCGAGTGGCCCGGTGCGGCTGGCCACGGCCGCCATGGCGTCGGCGACGGCTTCCAGCGCCGGAGCCGCTGCGACCGCCAACTGGTTCGACAGCCCGCGCCAGATCAGGCCAAGTCGGGAGATGGCATCGTTCGTCCGCTCGATCTGGTCGGCGTCCTGTTCGGAGACGACAACGCCGAAGGCGAGGACGTCCTCCGTCGCCTGGCGCAGCGTCGCGGTGTCGATCCGCGACATGGCGATGGAGCCTTCCTCACCGAAAAGCTGGCCTGCCACGGCAGCGCGTTCGGCTGCGGGCACAAATTCCTCGATGGCGGCGTTGATCGCGCCCACCCGCTGGTCCAACGGTAGAGCAATCAGGTCAATTGCAGACAACCCCAACCGGTCCAGCGCATCAGCGGCGGGACCGGTCCCGGCGGCCGCCTGGCTGAGACGGCGCGTGAGGTCCTTCGTCGCCTGTTCGATGCCGGACATGGAGACGCCCGCAAGCTCTCCCGCGCGCTCCAAGGTCTGGATCGAAGCGACCGTGGTGCCGAGCGACTGCGCGAGTTTCGCCTGCGCATCGACCGTCTGCAGCCCCGAACGGACCATGGCGACCCCGGCGGCCGTAGCAGCGGCGACGGCGGCGGCGGCCGCGACCCGGACCCGCCGCGAGAAGGCCGCGAGCCGGGCGTTCGCCGCTTCCATCTCGCGGCTGAGCCGCCCGAAGCCGCGCGACCCGGCTTCGCCGACGCCTTCCAGCTCGGCGCGCAACTGCCGTCCGCCCACGGCCGCAAGGCGGACGCTAACCCGTTTTTCCGCCATGGGAGTGTTCCATCTGTTCGTTGAGTTTGGTGACCATCACCGCCTCAACAGCGGGCAGTAGTTCGGCCATCGCCAGCGGCGGGATGCCGAGCGAGCCCCCGAGAGCTAGCGCAGCCGTCATATCCCAGCCGATCACAGCACCGGGCAGCACGCGGAGCTGACCACCGAGGCGACCGACCAGGTCCCAGACCTGCCAACCCTCATGCGTAAGGGGCCGGTTCAGCCTCGCTGGGCAGTCTTCGCACGCTTCCGCACAGGCTTGGCAGTATCGATCGCCCCCGCCGAAGGACCACTCGGCAAGGACGCGGAGACGTTTTTTTCCTGCTCCAGCAGCAAGCCTTTGGAGACGTAGGTCAGCTGGAAGGCCTCGAAGATCGGCCAGATGTCGAGCAAGGCATCGATGGCCTCCGAGTTCGGCTCGATTACGTTGCCATCAGCATCACCGATGCCCTCCCAGACGAGCACCGCGCGGCGCGCCAGCGCCTTTGCGAAAGCGACGGCCCGTTCCTCGTCAGACGCCTCCTCGGGGACAGCCTCCACAGCGGTGTCGCTGCGCGTGGCAACCATCAGCGCCGTGGTCAGCGGGCGCAGCTGCAGCCGGACTCCGGGTGCCAGATCATGCCAGCGCGGTGCATTCGTCAGATCGAGCGTCAGCATCAATATACCTCAATGTCGTTGATCAGGGTGGCGGTGCACATCCGGCCGAGGGTGCTGTCGCGCGCGGCCTGCCAGTCGAAGGTCGCCTGCACGCCCTGTGGCCCGGAAATCTCGATCCGGGGGCGCGGCAGGTAAACGGCGTGCACGGTGAAGGTGAAGTTTTCGCCGGAGGGCAGCACATAGGCGAACTCCAACTCGCAGGGATCGCCATTGATCGCTTGTGTCACCAGCGTCTGATCGGCGAAGCGCACCTCGATGGAGCCGGTCAACGCGGCGATGGAGGGGTCTGCCCCGTCGATGCGGCCGTCCGAGCGGATGGTTTCGATCCGGTCGAGGTTGTTGGCGTAGGTGATATCAGCCGAGACCACGTTGCCGAGGGCCGATCCGTTGCGGGTGATCGCCCCGTTGAAATGGCCAAAGCGCTGCAATTCCAGCGCGGCGGGTGTCCCGGCGCTGGTGGTCGTGCCGACCGTCTCGCCCTGCGCCACTAGTCGGGCCGTTGCGGTCAGCAGGCCAGATCGCTGCATCTGCCAGTTGATCTGGTCGAGGACGCATCCGGAATACATCGCGTAGCGCGGCACCTCGGGCATGCCGGTCTCGATGGACATGCTGGGCAGTGTCCAGGACCCCGACTGAAACTCGTGCGTCCATGGACCGGTGCCGGTCGTGGATGGATCGCCAAAAGCCGCCTTCAGCCAGAACCCGAAGGCCTCGGCGTCGATGGGCAGCACAACATCGCCGTCCGCCGTTACCGCGTCCTTGATCGGGGCCAACGGATCCCGGCCATAACCCAGCAGTTCGGAATTGAGCAGCGGCTGCTCCGCACCAAGCGAGGTGCTCGCGAACGGCATCTTCGTGAAGCCGCCCACGGGGGGCGTTCCATAGGTCGTTTCGAACGCAAGCGCCATCTGCGCCCGCGCCCCTTGGGCTCGTGCCATTGTGTTCTCCTGATCTCAGATGGATTGACCGCCGGTTGTCATTGCCTGTCTCTCAGTCGAAGGTCAGAAAATGACCAACGACCGGACTGTTTCCTTGATTAAATGCGTATGGTTCTGCGTGCAGGCTACGCTCATATTGAGTGTCGTCCTTTCCGCTCCTCTCGCGGCCCAGATGAATTCTCTTTCTGGCGCCGTCAGCCGCATCACCGACGGCGATACGTTCCGCATGCAGGGGCTCGACCGTGCAATCCGTGTCTGGGGCCTCGATGCGCCCGAGCGCGATCAAGCGGGCGCTATGGCAGCCACCCGCGCGTTGCAGATGCTGATCTCCGGCCAGATGATCGCGTGCCACATCCGCGACATGGACCGCTATGGACGGATCGTCGGACAGTGCTTCCTTCCCGATGGGCGCGACATTGCCATGGAGATGATCCGCCTCGGCGTCGCCACGGAATACTGCCGATACTCAGGCGGTTACTACCGGACCTGCTGAGCGCCTCTCAATTCAGCGAGTCAGCCGTTGAATAGTGCAGCACTACCGAGATGACGGCGGCCTTCAGGCTCGCCGCACCCTCTAGGGGTAGATCGACCGGGCGAGGCGCTTCCGCCTCGACCCAGTCGCAGAGCCCGTTTAGCGTGCGGTCAGCGGCGAGCGACGCGCCGATGCTGCCGATCAGAGCGTCGAAGACGTCGTCACGATCGGCGCTTTGCACAACCGCCTCGATCTCGGCGCGATGCTGGTAGTGGTAGCGCAGCGGCGACAGCGTGAGCTCGGGTTCCCCCGGCTCGCCGTCACGCAGGATTAGCAACCCCTCGGCCGGTAGGCGCTCGGGCAGCACCTCGCCGCGCAGGGCCGTGGCGGGCAGCGCCGAGAGCCGCGCGTGCAGCGCGGCGAGGATGGTTTCGCGAGGGCTGGGCATTGTTGTAAGTAGGTCTCCGCAAGGTGCTGAGTTTTTCTTCGCGCTGGTATTCTCGAGAGAAGAGGCAACGCGCCATGACAACAGCCGCAAGAGAAGTGCTAATCGACTGCGAAATTGCGCTCGAAATGCTCGAGGAAGTAGAGGACCTTAGACGTTGGCGAGTCCTATGGGCCGGTTCGGTCGCGCTCTTGAGGGCTGTGGGTCACGTTCTCAAGAAAGTCGATGGCGCAGATCCTCGCATTGGCCTTGCGGTCGATCAGAGATATCGGATCTGGAGGTCTAAACGGCAAGAAAATGCTATATTCTGGGATTTCATTGAGGAAGAACGGAACAACGTTCTAAAAGAGTATCAATTTGGTGTGTCGCTGGATGAGGAAATCCCTCTGCTGGTCCAGTCGGACACCGTGGATGGCGAAACCGAAGGCGGCGTTCTCCAACTTGGCGAGAATCTTTACCGCCCGCTCCTGACCGGCCACGGCGAAGGCGAAGATGCACGCGACGTATATCGTGAGGCTTTAAATTGGTGGCAGCGCGAGTTAACGACCATCGAAGAGCTATCGAAGCGCGGCTAAATTTCTAGCTCCGCCTTGCCGTTCGGCATTTTTCAGCTTCGCCCCTCCACCCAATTCGCCACGATCAGCCCCGGCACGCTGTCCAATGCCCGGTCCGCATCCCGGTCGAGGTTCAGCCGCTTCGGCAGCTTGACCTGCGGCACCAGAATGAAAATCGGTGCGGTGACCTTGCCGCGCCCGGTCTTCGAACGCGACACGACCGCCCGACCTTTCGTGTTCAGCCGCCCCTCCGCAACCAGCAGGCTCGGACCCCTGCGGCGATAGACGAAGCGAAGGCGCAGCCCGCGTCGGCGTTCCCATTCACCCGGCGTGATCCGACCGCCACGTGTGGACTTGCCTGCGGCGGGCAGCGGGATTGCCAGCCAGAACCCATCCTTCGAGCGGATCAGCGGGCCGGTATCGTGTGCTCCTACGATGACTGGCGCCTTGGACCAGACCAGCGCAGCGGCATCCAGGCTCTCGCCCGACCTCGGGAAGTTCTGGTTTCGGATCGAGTTCGCAAGCCGTCGCCCAAGCCCCGCGCCGGTGATCTGCATGCGCCACGCGGATTTCAGCCCGGTTCCGGCCTCACGCATGGCGGCAGTCACCGCGCGCTCGCCCGCCGCTACCTCCGCCGCCATCATGGCGACGATGTCTGGATCGATGTCGAGCTTCAGTTTCACGCAGGTCTCAAGTCCACGGTCCAGACCAGCCGCTCGCGGTCGCGAACAGGCTCGCCCTGAATGAGGAAGGCATCGCCGTCGATTTCCAATCGGTCGCCGGGACGCGGGGTCGGAACCTCTGCGACGCGCAGATCGATCCGGGTCGTTTCCGACCAGAGCCGCGCGTCGCCGAAGTCGGTGATGGCATCAGCCTGCCGGGAGACGACGCGCACCAGCACGGGCGCGCCGCCGTCGCAGGTGTAGAGCGCCTCTCGCCCGATATTGGGATCCGCGAACAGCGCATCCAGAATGGCGGCAAACGCCGTCATCAGAAGCTGCCGTTCAGGCGCACCCGGCCGATCAGGTCACCCGCGCCGCCAGCAACAGCTTCGGTTGCCACGCCGATCAGCGTATTCGCCGTGGCGGTCTTGGTGGCTTCCTTATTGGTGTTGTCCCAATAGACCTTGTCGCCCGCCGACCAGGCCTGGGACGCGACCTTCTTCAGATCGAAGATGCCGACAAGCGCGGTCTCGATCGTCTCGGCATTTGCGGCGTCCCCTGCGGCCACGCCAAAGATAGAGCCGACGAGCAGGCCGTCGCCAGATGTGACCGAATAGGGCGCGGTCAGGGTGATTGTGTTGCCGGGCTGGACGTAGTTCTTCATTGCGGGATCCTTTGCAAAAAAGAACGGGCGGCCCGATTGGACCGCCCGTCAGAGGTAAGATGTCAGCGATGGCCCGGTTTATGCCCCCGGGTTCTTGTAGAGACCGCGCCAGTCGATGGCCTTGGCGCCGAAGTCGAGGCGGCACTTGATCTCGACGCCGTCGACGTCGAAGCCATTGCGGGTCTCGATGTAGGCACCCTGCTGGCCCTCGAGGTAGGCGTACTCGATGGTGTCGATCTGGTTCGGGCTGGCTGCCAGATACCAGGCGGTCTCGCTGGCGGCATCCAGCCGGGGCTCGCTGATCGGCGCGAGTGTCCGGATCGATTGCGGCACCACGTTTGCGGTCGCGGCGGGCACGAGGTTCTGAGCGACCATCTGCTCGGCCTTCAGTTCCAGCGAGGCGGGCACGATCAGAAACGCGGGCCGCACGTTCAGCACCGTTTTCTTGTCGAGCCCGGTCTGCTTGGCCATCGCGGCGCGGGCTGCACCGACCGCATCGACCGCCAGCGCCGCACCAGTGCCCGCGAGGTTCTTGTGGCTGGTGTGGAACAGGGCGTTGCCATCGGCCATCGCCGGGTTGGCGGTGATGATGCCCCAGACCACGTCCGACTCCAGCTGCGCGATGGAGTTGCCGTACATCGCCGGGATCCGGGTGAAGGCGTCGAGATCGTCGTTGATCAGCGTCTGGCGGGTAATCGCGACCACCCGGCCATAGGTCTTGACCTTGTAGCTCTCCTTGCTCTCCCCCAGTGTCCCGCGCTTGAACTCGCCGCTTTCGCCGACCTCGAGCAGCTGCGGCGCCTCGCCGAGCTGGACGCGGTGCATCGCCTTGAAGTCGGTGGCGAGCACCTGGCGGCAGAACAGCATGAATGTGCGAGGATAGGCATCATAGGCTTGCCGCAGGGTCTTGTTGGTGACGGCCGACAGGATCTCGGGAAAGTCCGAGGTCGAGTGCAGCGCCCGCGTCGCCACCTCGTCGCGCGACAGGCCGCGCGTATTGACCCCAGCATTGCCGAGGCTCTCGCGGGCCAGTTCCATGAGCGTCATGCCGCGATACTGGCGAGCGGCATCTTCCAGAGTGAAGAGCGTCGGGCTGTAGCGATGCAGCAGCGCGTTGGCCACGGCATCGCGACGGGTAATCTGCTCGTCACGGCCACCCAGCGGGATCGATACCTGGCTGAAGGTGCGCGTTTCCTCAGATTTCGCGGCGACCTGATCGAGGATCAGACGCCGGGCCTCACCGATATCCGTGCCGCGCTTGACCAGATCCTCTGCAAAGCTGCGCTCGAGGTTCAGACGGCCAGCAAGATCGTAGATCGTGGACACGCGGTCGCGCTCGATTTCCCGCGCGCGGGTCGCGACAGTTTCGGTGTCGGGTGCGGCGGCAATGTCGGGCTTCTGCAGCTTCGGCTGCGCGCGGGTCTCGACGGCAGCGACCTTCGGCTCAGCCACAGGCGTCTTGGGTTCAGTCATGGTGGTGTCGTCGGTCGCGACATTGCCGCTGGGCTGGTCTGTGGCCTCTGCAGCCGGGGCATTGGGTTTGTCCGTCATCGGGATGGCTCCTGTGGTGGTGGGTGGGACGTCCCGGCGATGGAGGACGCAGTCGTGAAGGGTGGATTGGGCGCGAAATCCTGCGGCGGGGTCCGCGCCAACCGGCACGGCGGACACCTCGAAGGGTGTCCAGTCCACCGCGCGCCAAAGCTCGCGAGCCGCTTCGGGTTTGGACACTTCGAACCGGTGGACCTGGTAGCCGATGGAAACCGCGCGGATATGGCCCGCCTGAATATCGCGCCAGATCGGTTCGACATCGGCGCGTTCAGAGATGCGGACTTGCGCAATGCCGCGACCGTTTTCGATACGGGCCGAACCCGGGACCACTGAACCGATAACAGCGTCGAGCGTTTCGATTTCGTGCACCTTCAGAAATGGCGCGCCCGCATTCAGCCGATCCAGCCGCACATGGGTCGGATCGAGGCTCAGTTCCTCGTCATAGGGCTCGCCAAACAGCGTCGACCGGCGAACGCGCGCGCCCGCCGACCAAACCACCTCGACGGTGCGGGCGTCGGTATCGGCTGTGTTTGGCGCAAGCTCC